ATTGCGAAATCATTCAAAGACGCATTGCTTGGTTCATCTCCAAAGAAGTCCCAAAAGACAGCAAGCCGGGAGTCCCCTATACTCTCCTAGGCAGCTGCAACAAGGATATCTTGGAAGCGAACCTCCCCAGAATCACTCAGTTGGTTATTGACCGGCTCGACCTGTTAGCGGAAAAAGATATTACATCTCTCTGCGCAGTAGAGCTAGTTAAGCTCGGCTATTGTGACCCTGTGAGAGTGTTCACCAAGCGAGAACCTCATTCCACCTCTAAAATCCAAACCGGACGCATGAGGCAGATTTTTGCTGTTTCGATCGTTGACCAGTTAGTTGAAAGACTGCTGTGCTCCGATCAGAACAAGCGAGAAATTGCCCTATGGGACAAAATCCCTTCTGCTCCAGGTCTTGGTCTTTCAGATGACGAACAGTTGAAAGGTCTCTACACCAGAGTGCAAACTCTGCGTGGAGATCGACCTGCAGCTGAAGCCGACATCGAAGGGTGGGATTGGTCCGTCAAAGAGTGGGAATTGCAATGGGAAGCTAGAGCAAGAGCCACACTGGGAAATTTCTCTGACCGTACAACCCTAATCCTAAAGAACCGATACCATTGCGTTGCGCACAGTGTTTACACTATGCCTGACGCGAAGTTGTTGGTGCTGAAGGAACCGGGAGTGCAGCTTTCAGGCTGTTACAACACCTCCTCCACTAACTCTCGCTTGCGAGTGTTCATTTCGTACCTAATCGGTGCCAAGTGGGCGCTTGCTATGGGAGATGACTGTGTTGAGGATTCTGTTGATGACGCTCAAGAGCGCTACCTTGCCCTGGGTCACCGGGTTAAGATGTACAACGAGAGAACGGATGAATTCGAGTTTTGCTCCAATCAGTTTACTGACAGAGGTGCTTGGCCAGCAGATGGTACCAAGACACTCTATCGTTTACTAGAGCAGAAGCGGATCACTCCAGAGCTGCAAGCACAATTCCACCAGGAAATGCGAAACAGCCCCAGACTCTTCGAATTCACACAGTCGGTTGAGAGAGTCTTGACAGCGGGAGGGCAATAGTAGCGATACAATTGCAATGCCGTCAAAACGCAACAAATCCAAATCCAAACCTCAAAAGTCACCTCGGCGCAAGCGGAGAGTGAGAAAGGGTCCCTCTGAGAATCAGTCAACGAACCCCCCTGCACAACGCGTGTCAGTGGGAGAGTCGATTGGCCGAAAACTCGGTGGAGCTCTCGGAAATTTCGCTGGTCGAAAATTCCGCTCACTCTTCGGGTCGGGAGATTATCATGAGGAGCATGAAAAGTCAGGTCTTGACCTTGAAGCAAACTCAATCGTGCAGCCTATGACGGCTGCTCAGGTTCCACTTATGGGAGCCGCACCTAGCACCTACCACGGTGCTGTCATGGTGCAGCACCGTGAGTATATCCTGGATGTTCAGATTGGCGCCGTAAACGCCTTTTCTAACTATCGGTTGAACCCAGCAAACGACCTACTGTTCCCTTGGCTACACACGTTAGCCGAGAACTTCGAACAGTGGATCCCTGTTGGGCTTGTCTTCGAATTTGTGTCGACCTGCGGAAATGCGGTCTCATCTACCCAAACCAACTTGGGTGATGTCAACATGGCCACACAGTACGACACTACTATTCAGCCCTTCACAACGAAATCCCAACTACTTAACAATTTCTACGCGACTTCAGCTGCGTCAAGCCAAAACTTGATGCATGCTATTGAGTGCTCTCCTACAGATACCCCATTCCATCCCATGTTTATTCACTCGGATGCTAACCCAGCAGTACCAACTGACCCCAGATTGCAAGATCTTGGGATCTTTACAGTCCTGACTGGGGGAGCTCAATCCGGGACTGCGTTCACATGTGGACAGCTTTGGATCTCGTATGAGATCATTCTCCTCAAACCCAAGATATACCGTCCAGCCATCCCAGATGCCCAATTGGTTACAGCCCTCGCTTTAGCCCAACGCTCTGAGAGAACTGGAAAGGCTACTGTGTCTGAGAACGAACTACACTCGGTCCTCATCGAGTTAGAGCGTGAAGACGAAGAGAAGTTCCACGTCACCCCAGAGAGAGTGTCTGTTGCGCCTTCACAGGCCAACGGATTCTTTCGATAGGGAGGCGTCCTGGTGCAGAGAAAACAACTCTCCAAATAAACTCCGTAAAGAGGGTAAACTAGTCCAACGTGACATTAAAACGGCGAAGCATAATGCCTCCTTGAGTAAGGCAGCCTGAACTTCATAATCTCAGCCTTCCTCGAGAGATCGATGTGTGAGCTAGATAGGTGCTATCTGTTTAAGATACTTAGACGTAACCACTTATCGCCACATATCTCCTCGAGGGAGCAGGCGGACTGAAATCCAGCTCAAAACTGGTGCCTGTTGTTCCTGAAAGTTGAACCCAGCGTTTGGAAC